AAACCGCTAAGACTGGCATCGGGTTTACATAGCATGAACGATTAGCGGCCATGCCTTTTTGTTTTTGCGGGTCTGTGATTCCCTTGTGCGGACAGTTCCCGCATATTGAGTAATCTTCGCCTATTCTATTTGCGGTTATTGGGTCTATATCTTCTCTTAATATCCACGTTTGGGCCATTTCCCCGATTTTTGGGTTTTTGCCTTGCGGTTGATATATAACGATTATTGGTTTCCCATCAATTAAAGATGGGCCTTTATATATTATTGTACTTTTGATTTTCACTCTTTTTGCTCCTTTGTTTTTGGCCTGTTATATCTGATATTTCATATCTAGTTAGGCCAATTTTAGATTTGAAATTATTTAAAGCTTGTTCGGTTGTCATCTCCCCGAGTTCCTCAAGTTCATTAAAATATTGATTGTTAAATAATCTACTCATTTACTTTACCTCTAATATAGATATTAATAATATTTATATTAAAGTCAAGAATTAATTTAATTTAATTTTATATTAGTATATTCTAATGTAAATCTATATTAGTATATTAGTACATTCTAATATTCTAATATTAGAAAACTCTAATATAATAATTTTTTAATATATGGGGGGGGTGATTTTATAGATTAGGGGGAGCTATTTTATAGATTAGGGGGAGATGTTTTATAGATTGAGTATGTAAAAAGCAAGCACAATACGAGTAGGGAATATTATGCTTGCAAGTTACATCCTTCGTTATGTAAATAATACTATGAATCTTCTTTTGATTCAAGATTATTTTCTAGCTCCTCTAGTCTTTTTAGCTTCTCTTTAGTGCCATAGTATCTAGATTTACTAGCTTCTTTTAAGTGTTCGATGTTTTTGAGATAGTATTCTTTACGATATGCTTTTTCAGCTGCTATCTCATCATCGGTCCTTAGTTTTCTTTTTTCCTTTGCTGCGGCCAGTATCTTATCAGCAGTCTTTTTATACTGCGCTTTGTTCCTGGCATCAATTTTTTCCTTGTTTTTCCTGTAATACTCAGGGTCGTATTTACTCACAATTTTTCTCCTTGTATGCTTTTACAAAACTATCATGTTCTTCTTTAGAAAAGACTCGGTTAGGCTCTTTAACCACAAGTTCTGCAATATACTTTTGCCATGCATTTTCTACGCTAACTCCTGCGAAGATAGCATCCCAGTTGTTTCTGAGTTTTTCATCAGAAACTTGACTGGGCCTTTGTCTGCTTCCTTTTCCCATAACTAAAAAGGGATACCATCATCGACTTCATCCATCTCTCTCACAGGCTCGTTTGCAAATATACTTTCATCTTTGCCCACAGGTGGCTCAGATTTAAGCTGTATATTGCCATAGATAGTGCCTTTTTGAGATTGATTTATAAAGATGGCTACATCGTATGTCTTTGGGTTTTTGTTCTGTTTATTACTATCTTCTACATCTTTATTGCTAAAGATAGGAACATTTTTACCATTTTCTTCCTTTTTTCTAGTAATCATATCAAGAAAAGCAGCTGTTTCAGGCTCATCTTTTATATCTTTACTAACCCATACTGTTAAATATTCAGTTTTTACTGTCATTTTAAGCTCCATATACTAAGTTAATGTTTAATTTACCACTATATTGTGTTGGTTTTCCAAGCTCATGCTTGCCTAACAACGCCAAGGAATAGTGTTCTAAGTTGTCAATCAGATACTGTTCGTAATCCGCGCTTCTCTCAAATGTCCATATTTTAGATTCTGTAGGATTCCAGTTAACTAAATCTACTTGTTTTACAGGTATATTTAGCATATTAAGTATCATCATTTGGCCCGCTATCTGTGGTAAATACTGTTTTGGGAACTCAGGATACAATCCTTGGCCCATTTTACTGCATTTTACCTCAATAATTCGGCTATCATCCATTGATAAACCATCGGGAGTTGTTGATATGTCTACCACAACGTCTTCTTTTAGGTTCAACCAGTCCTGAATTACATAATTCTGCTGATTATCTCCATAGTCTTTACACATTTCTTGATTTACCAAGATATGTTTAGCAATACCGCTCATTTCATGCTTGTGGCCGTACTCAATATAAGGCAAGGCTCTGTCAGGCATAACAGGCTCAGTATTATTAAGGTCATGTTGTAGTCTTTTTGCTCTTTCTGTGGGCGACATATAAAATTGGCCCGCAGATTTATACTTTAATCCAAAAGCATAATCTTTAAACAGACTACTTCTCAGATTGTAACGCTTTGGCAAGGTGTTGCTCATTGGTTTTACCATCTTTAAGACCTCCTTTTTTGATTTCATTTGTAACAGCCGCAGATTTATCTTTAGCTGATTCTATGTTTTTAATACTTGGGTCAGTTATTTTTATTTCAGGCGCTTTCTCAGCAGCATTTCCATCATCATCGTAAGAAGGTAATGCAAATAAAGACTGTAAACCATAACGCTTAGCGTAAGTTATACCAGCTCCTAAAGCCTGTGCTGAAGTTTTATCTCTTACAATAACTGGCACAATAGATTCCATGGTTGCTTCATCTTCAACATGACTAATAGTTGTTTTAACCCAAGTATGCAACTCACTAAAACCTACACTTTGTGTGTAAATTAGACCAAGTTGTGCAGCGGGTTCTAGCGCAGCTATTACATCTTCTAAAGATGAATAAGTTGATTTAAAATGCGGATTAGTGCCGCCTTTTGTTGCATGAATAGCGAGCTTTTGGAACTCATTCATTGCTTCCTTTAGTTTACTCATAATATTATCTCCAATATTTAGTTAGTTATAGATATGATAGCCTATATTTATTTTAATACAACCTTTTATTTGATTTTATTTTCTGTTAAGATTGTGTTAATTAACTAACTATGAGAGTAATTATGAAAGATAAAAAAGTAGAAATAGCTGAGAAGCGTAAAGCAAAGTATACACAGATATTAGTGACTAGAGATGTCAAAGCAATGATAGATAAGTTATGTGAAAAATCTTACAGGTCAGCAGCTGGTGAGGTTGCATATCAGATAGCCAAGGCTTTGGATAAATCTAAAGAATTGCCTTATGAATAGTAAAGAGTTTGGGGCTTTTATTGATGTCATAGAAAAACAATACCCAAGACAACAACCCTTAAATGATGTGCAAAAAGGCATGTTTTGGCTAAGTCTTCAGAAATTCTCATTAGATGATTGTATGGCCGCTTTTGTATTACATTGCGAGAGCAAAGATGGCGAGTGGAAACCGCAAGTCTGTCATATAACCAAATCATTGAAAAATACTGAATTTTCTATAAGGTCGATTTTTAATGATTTTTTTAAGCACAAAGAAGTCAAAGATGAAAGAGCAATAAAAATATATAGACAAATGGGTGGTAGAGAAATGCACAAACTACCTGAAAGTGTAACAAAAAAGAAAGAAGATTTATTTGTGGAGTTGTATATGGCCGAAGAATCACAGGAAACTTTTGCCGAACTTCCTAATAAATTAAAGACTAAATTAATTGGAGTTAAAAAATGACATTAAAAACATATATAACAAGAACTCATATTGCGATGGATGTTGCGATAAAAGCAAACTCAGCAACTGGTGCTGAAACTAAAGCAGTTAAAGTATTGTCGAATGACCTTGTGAAACAACTTATGCGTGATAAAAAAGTCGAGTGGATAGATAATATACAAATACTTATTGATGAAGATGAAACTAAGTATACAAAAACAAATCACATACCAATGAGTGGTCCAGCTTTACAAATTGATGATTTAATAGAAGAAACATATATTGAAGATAAAAAACCTAAAAAACGTACACAAGATACACAACCTAAATATATTAGGGCTAGAGGTATTTCTGAGAAATATGCTGTGGCTCTTAGTACTGTTTGGTATTGGCAATCTATTGGGAAACTACCTAAACCAACAGCAAAACTTGGGCCTAGATGTACTGTTTGGGACGTAGATGAAGTTGCAGATGCTTTTCAGGAGCTAAGAAATGAAACAAATTAAATCACAAGTAGCCATTGTTAGGTCATCATTTTTTCATGGAGGCAAGCAAAAAAGAGTATATTACTTAGTAGGAATATTTGCATTTACGAGTATGCATGATTTATTTAGTCTTGTAGATGAAGAAGTAGACCCTTTCCAATGTGAATATAAAGAAATTGAGAGTGGGGGTTTTTGTGTTCAAGAAACAATGGATGAAGATGGTTTTATTCATCAAGGATATCTTACTTCATCTATATCTATGATGCACGAAGTAGAAGGAACAGATTGGAAGGAGATAAGTTATGATTAGATTAGGAGATGTTGAGCTTGAAAAGGCTCTTATAAATTGGAGAGAGAAAGCGGGAGAGTTAGCAGATGCTGAGTCTAGCTATCAATACTATGAATCAATGATGAAAGTTACTAAAGCTACTGTGTTTTTAGAAACTAAAGACAAAGGTTTAACTGTCAAAGATAGAGAAGCTATAGCAGAAGTACACAAAGATGTAGTTAAATATATTGATTTAATTAGGGCCGAGAAAAGAAAGTATCTCAAATTAAGACATGAAATAAATACTATACAAGAGTCTTGTAACTTATTTAGAACTAAGTCAGCTAACATTAGAGGGGAAATGAAACTTACAGGAGAACTGGGATGATAAAAAAGGGTAATACTTTTGCTTTTGATTTGGATTTCGGGGAACGTTCTGAAAAGGTTTATGGAAAAGTGCTGAGTGATTTAATCAAAGGCAAGCATGAATGTAAAGCTGAGAGAGATAGATGGATTGAAACAGGTAATATGTTTGTTGAGTTTGAATCTAGAGGTAAAAAAAGCGGCATATCTACTACCCATTCGGACCATTGGGTTGTATCTTTTTACAAAGAAAATCATTTATGCTTTACAATAACTTTGCCAATTAAAGAAGCAAAAGCATTAGCAAGAAAGTATTATCTAAGAAATAAAATAGTTCCTGGCGGGGATGAAAATACATCTAAAGGGGTATTAGTGCCTATATGGGAGATATTTAATATGGAGAATTATAAATAATAATGGCAAAAAGACCTAACAAGAAACGGAAAAAAGAATACGAAGTAGCTGTAGAACATGGTTGTATTCTATGTAAAATTTTATATGGAGTTAAAACTGAGTGTGAGATTCATCATCTGACAGGTGCTGGATTAGCACTTCGTAACGAAGAAAAATTTATACCACTTTGTGTACACCATCATCGTGGGCAAGGAGGAGTGCATCATAATACTAAAGATTTTGAAGACAAATATGGAACCCAAGAGGAACTTTGGGAAATTTATAAACAAGAAATAAAGGAGATAATATGACTTGGGATTACAGAGCAGAATGGAAAAGGAGATTAACTAAAATCATAAAACATCTAAAAGAAAAACAAGTGAATATTATAAGAGTTGATTCTCACTCTTATACTGTGGATTTGATTTGTTCTTATAACAGAAAGATTACTCTTTTAAAATTAATTACTGATAAAGAAAACCAATATACGTTAGAAATGGAATAACAGAAAGATTACTCTTTTAAAATTAATTACTGATAAAGAAAACCAATATACGTTAGAAATGGAAAACTTAACTAGAAGATTTAGTCCAAACTACCATGTTATTAGTAATTTAAAACAAGCATTAGAGATTCTCTTGGGAGATGGAACTATTAAAACAAAAGACCCAGTAAAAAGTCTACATAAACATTTAGAAAAAATAACTGTAGCTGAAACAACTAAAAAAGATATAGCTTTCGATAAATTTATACAATGGAGGAGAACGTGATAAAGATAGAAGATAATGTACCCATCAAACGTAACAGTAAATATTCTGAATATTTTGATATACTGTATAAGATGAAGTCAGGACAAAGTTTCTTAACCGATAATTACAGAGTCGTTGATGAAGTCAGGCACAGGGCTTGGGAAGAAAAAATCCCTGTATGTTATAGGTCAATAAAAGAAATTGGTAAGCCATTACAGTATCGTGTGTGGAGAAAATAATGAAACTAGATTTACTTACCATTTTACTACCAAAGTCATTAGACATGGGCAGTATTGGGAATGGCAAGTCGCATGACTCGATAACGCCACAAGAAGTATCTACCATACTATCCTATGCTAATCTTGTTAAAACCGAGCTTAATATTTTAATGGGAAAGTATTTAGAAGATGAATCAGCAACACATGATTTGATTAAATATGCTGAGTCTTTTCTTAAAAATGAAGATGAACTACCTGATTATTTTATTAAAAAGATAGCACATACAGCAGTTATAGAATTATTTACCGATACTACTTGTTTCTTTTGTAATGGAACAGGACAGGTGGTGTTCCAGGATAGTGTAGATAAGTGTTTACATTGTCATGATGGGATATTTGTGTGGTCAGACTTTTCAAGGTCGGCTATTATGGGATTAAAAAAAGGAGTGTATATGAAAATTAAAAAAGATTACAAAGAACTAATAAAACATTTAATGGACGTAGAGCAATCTGCATTAGAAAAACTAGGGGATTCATGAGTAGAATAAATAAAACAAGGTACGAGTGGATAAGAGAGAATGAAATTACAGGGCAGTTTACCAAACAAGATATAGCTGTTTTAGATAGGTTAGATAGATTAGACCCTAATGAGCCTGAGTGTGATAGTAATTTTCCTTGGGGATGTCCTAATATTACAAAAAGATATCTTATAGACCAAGAAGAAAAATGTAGGAAGGTTTGGGAAAAGAAAGAAAACGAAATAAAAAACAAAGAAAAAATATTAACTTTTTTAAAGGATAAATAATTATGAAATGTTGGCATTGTAATACAGAATTGATTTGGGGCGGAGACCATGATGTTGAAGATAGTGAAGAATATTCTATTGTAACAAACTTGTCATGTCCTAACTGTGGTTCTTATGTAGAAGTTTATTACCCTAAAGAGAAAGAGTAATGAAAAAGAATTACTATTGTTATAGGGCTACAGTAACTTTTAGTGGTTGTACTCAGGCTACAGATGAAAAAGATGCTATTCAGAAAGTAATTGCTGAGTCTAAAAGATTACCTGAAACAGTTTCTTTTAAAGAATCTGAAGTCAAGGTCAGAAAGTTGCAGAAAAAGCCTTCAAAAGGCTTATATCACGATTCTAAGTACGATTGGTAAGAAATTGGCTTCCATATATACCCCAAAAATCCATTTTTATGGGTGTCCATAGGCAAACAGTGATGCCTAATTTACAACACGCTTCTCGGTATCAATTTGCTCGTTAGAATCAATTACTTCTGATTCTTCTTTCATTTCTGCATATCCTTTCATCTTTGGAGCAAAATTAGGGATAGTTTGCATTAAAGTGTTTAACTCAGCTATCAACTCGTCATCGGATTTTTGTTTTGTGTTGTCTACATTTAGATTGATAGTCTGACTAGAGAAGTTTCCAAGCTCAAGTAATAATTTAGCTGTGTTTAATTTAACAGTATCCTGTTCTGAATTTAACAATAAATCTTGTAGAACAGATATAGCCATACCTGATGTGCCTGAGATTCTTTCTTCATTCTTATCTCTAATTTCTTGCTTATATTTGTTTTTAAGATAAGCGCCCATTTGTCTTGGTGATTTATCTTTAGACCATCCAGCTTTTATGCAGCTGGCCGTTGCATTTCCCGCTGTATCCCCTTCACAAAAGTATTCTATAAAGGCTTGTTCTTTTTCTTTATCTATTTTCTTAGGCATTTCTTTTCTCCTTGACAAAACTATTTCCTTTAGTTAAATTCTCATGTGCTGTTAAATATTGTAAATTTCCTATAACATGTAAACCTGAAACAGTTTTACCTCTCAAGGGAATAATATGGTCTACATGATATCCTTTTGGGCAGTTTATATAGAATTGTTTTATAGCTTCTTTTTCTGACCATATAGGGGTTGCTTGAAGTTTAGACGCTCTACGTTTAGCAACATGATGATATAAAATTCCTTTTCCTCTTTCTGTTTGGCGATAAGTTTGGCGATATTTTTTTACACAAAATTTATATACGTTTGAAGTTTCTCTGTATTCTTTACCATACTTTTGTCTTTTCTTTTTGCTCTCTTTAAAGGAATTAGAGTTTTTATATCTTTTCATCCTTAATTTTCCTTCATTAGACTTACTATCTAACCTTTTATACTCTCTCCTATATTCCTTGTAAGAATCAAAATCCTCTCTGTTTAAACCAAATTTATTCATTTCTTTTTCTCCAACCAAGATTGAATTGTGCCTGTTATATCAAAATCAGGCGTGTATGGGATTACTAAATCATCACGATGTTTAATCCACGATTTATCTAAAACTAATGAACCATCAATATCAGTTCCCTCATTATCTCCTGTCATGTGAGATACGATTGTTATTGTTTCATCATTTTCTTCTACAACAAATCCTACAGAAACACACTCAGCTAATTCTGTTTCTAGTTCATTGATATCTGTCCACCCTTGAGTAGGCGTTACAGCATCTTTCCAATGTAATAGAACAAGTTTAGTTTTCATTTTAGTTTCCTTAGAAATGTTAAGTATTCTGCTCCTTCCTCAACTTCCCAAAATATCTTAATAAAGTCAGGGTGTGTGTCAGGTAATCTTGTATTAAATACTGCTACTGCACAGGGCGACATCATTTTATTGGGTAGGTTTAACATCTTAGCAAAGTTGTCATGCCATTAATAAATGGTCCCTTGAATTGAATAGGGCGTGTTTGACAATACCATGAGCTGTATTATACATACTATGTCCTTTAAAGTTATGTGAACAATTTACTCTTATATTGTGTTTAGGTAGTTTTAATTTGACTCTAATGTTGTGGGGTTGATAAGTTGTTTTAAGTGGCCTTGTAATCCATTTTAAAGGGTCACCATCTCCACTCCACATATCATGGTTTCCAGCTACAATAAATAACCAGTTAGTGTATTTAACTAACCACTCTGTTAACTGCCAAGCCTGTTCTGCTGAAGTAGTTTGCTGCGCCCAAAGACCTTCTAGTTTAGTTCTTCTAGCCCAGTTGTTTTGTAAATCGCCTACATTACAAGCATACATACCATCGGTTTCATTAACACAGTTTAAGTGTCTGATTACCGAAGGCATATCACAACCATCATCATCAATGTGAGGGTCGCCCATAATATACAAGCCAATAGGTTTATCATCATTTATTTTTATGTTTAAAAACTTTTCGTTATTTTCTCTATTTTCTTTTCTGTTAAAAGTGTCAACTCTTAGCTTAACTAAATCTTCTGTTGCTATTTCCTCATCAGTAAAATCATTTTGTAACTCAAATCTTTTAGTTACTTTAGGTTTGTTTGTTTTTTTACCACAATCTCTACACTCATATCTTTGTGGTGTGCCAACAATGTGTCTATCTTTTCCTCGTTTTATAATGTGGGTTGACCCACAAGTAGGGCAAGTTAGCATATTGCCTTCATCGTCTAGTTGAACTACCCCTACATTGGTAAAATTACCACCATTATTATGTAGTGCCATAAAATTATTCCTTTGTTTGTTTAATGAGGTATTCGAGATACCATTTGGCTTTCTCTAAATCTTGCACAGGAGTACCTTTATATGGAAAGCGAGTAACATATTTAATTATGTTTCCACGAACATAATCCATTTCCCAAGAACGAATGTACTCGATTGTTTCAATACCCTTTGTATAATGTGCAGGGTGATTAATATTGTCTATCTTCTTTTTCTTCATCTATCTTTTCAAGTATATGTTCCCATGGTATAGGAATATATTCACTATCCCATGTTATACCACCATAAAGGTAGTCTTGTCTAGTTTCAAGTTTACCCTTGATTCTAAACAACGCTTGATTATCAATAGATTTGATAGCTTTTATGATTTTCATTTCACGTTTTGTGAAAGGAATATTCATACTCATAACTAACTCCAGGTTAATAATTTTATACAAATTAAAACAATTAACACTATAGCTAGAAGCTCGAAGATGCTAACTTCAGGCTTCAAATATTTAGTTTTTATTTTATAAAAAAACCAATTAAAAAATTCAGGTTTAACAGTAATAACAACTCCTATTAGCAACGCCAATAGTAGTGCTTCTTGTATCATTGTGATA